GGATTATCGACAAGATGGGAAAATATAGATGCTACATCGGACGGCGATTCAACGACTAAGCCACGGTGTTGAATATAGCCTGTCGTTCTAACTCCAACTCGTTGAGTCTGTTCGAGCTGAACACTCCTTTTGGCAGGCTTGCTTTTTCCTTTTGAATCAGTTTTGTCAGCCTTTGTATTTTCGCCTGGTTTTGATTTTCCAGAATTTCCGAGAATGTCGGAAAATAAATAGAGCTGTTTTTCTGTGCTTGGATTCGCATTAAATAAGTCTCCCTGTAGCGGTTCGCTTACCTGGTCTTTTGATCTTTCCGTTTCAGGTTTTGATCGGCCTTTTTTAGCAATGCCCTCAGAAGCCTTATCCGTTGCTCCTTGGTTGTCTTCTTGGTCTCTGGCATAAGATTCCTCCAGCCTTTTGATTGATCTTTCGATGATTGAGCCTTCAGCCCCCTCGTCCTCAAACATACTCTGTTGGTTTATTTCTGCAAGTGTTTTTCTGTATAAAGAGCCAATTTCTTTAACCAGGTCACCTATGCGCTTGCCGCTTCTGATGTTCTGCGCAATATATTCGGTTATGGCCTTGGCTTCATCTGAGATGCCGCCTTCAAACATGCTTATTTGAGACAGCGCCTGTTTGACTTGGTTCTGAATGCCGCCCTTCAGGTCCTTATATTCCCGCTGTGCTTTGCGGACAAACTCAACCGCCTCTATGATGGGGGCCACAACACCTTTTGTCATTCCAGGGTCAATGGTCCTGGTTCTGGCAAAGTCCTTGGCCCCGGCCTGCAATCCGTTCAAAATGTTTTTGATTTCCGGGTTGGCTTCTTCTGCGGCCATTTTTAAAAGAGACTCGGACCCGTATGCTTTCTGAAAAATGGCCTGCTGCACCCTGTCGATCAGTTGTCGGGACGGGCTTCCATCTTCGGTCAGATACCCTGACCTTTCTTCTGGACTCATCTTCTGCACAAACCGTTCAAGAAAGGTTTTGTTTGAAGGTGCGGCAAGATCCCCGTCTTCCGATGGCCTGAAGGTTGCCATGTCATCTTCTGTCAGGTTCCCAGAGTCCATGACCGCCTGTTCCGTTGCGCTCATTTTGGCAACATCGCTTTCATTTGCCTTTTGAGCGAACGATACGGGGTCTCCTATTGATTTTGGATCGACCACCCGGACCAACACCCCATCTCCGTCTGTGCCGAATTTGTCGGCGTTTTTACGGATGTATTCACGGTATTGGTCAAGACTGCCGAACTCTTCCGCTTTTTTCAGGGCAAGGACCCGGCCGTTCCCAGAAAGAACAGTGCCGTCCGGTAAAACAATAGGAGCTCCCTGGGCAACACTGGCGCTTTCGCCAAGTCTTTCAGGATTCAGTTTTTTGGCGATACTTTCAACCTGAACAGAAGACATCACCCTAGACCGGTCCCTTGGCTGGAGTTCTTTGGGGTATGCCGGGTTCACATTCATGCGGCTATCGTGGGACGGAACCAAAGCTTCCAGGGGCACCGTCTGGTATGTAAAATCAACCCGGGTATTGTCGTTGGTGTATGCTATGCCTTTTTTGCCGGGTTTGCCTGGAAGCGTTCTTTTTTCAGGTTGTTTCGCCCCGCCGGCAGATGCACCGGAGGCTTGCTGCTCAGTATCCTCTTGGGGTTGAACCTCAGTGGGCGGGGTGATAAGATTGTCAACCTTATCAGAATCATCCGTTACTTTTTCGAGATTATTGTCAACCTTAACCCCGGCCTCATCCATCTGTTGATCCAGTCCGGCAAAGGGTTTGTAACCATCAACCTTTACGGTTGGTTGGGTGACTATCTCCGGCTGTGGTATCGGTGGCATGCTGTCAACCGCTTTTTGCCGTTCTGATATGAGACTCCAGACAGATTCGCGGTCCATTTGTGCAAGGTCGTCTTTTTCCAACCCCAATCCCTTAAGGTCTTTCCCCTTAATGGCGCTATTAAGCTCTTCTGGTGTAATGGATTCAGGTGCTTGCCCTGCCTCTGCCCTCCGTCTTGCCAACTCCGTCCTTGCTGCTTCCCTGGATGGCTCTGATGCGGTTTTCGCTACAATATCCTCTAACTCCCAATCCTCATATCTTAACGAGCCAGGGGATTCGGCACGTTCCTCTGAATCTGTAAATGCGAACTGTTCCCTGGTATCGGTGGTTTCTTTGGTGATGGTATCACCGGCAATCACCTGATTCGGTTTCCGGTCAACGTCTGCGGCTGCTTCAGGGTCTCCGTTGATGGAGTCTATGGCGGTCTGTGCAGCCCTGGGCGGCTGGTAAGGCTGACCCATAGCCTGCTGCTGAAGCGCCTGGGCTGGTTGGCCTTGCAGTCTCCGGGATTTCTCCACGTTACTTTCCAGAAGGTTCACGTACCCTGAGGACATAGCGTCTTCGGGGTTGGTGGTGCGAGATCGCCCCAAAGCGGACCCGCCCGCTCCCATGCCAGCCCCCATAACCAAGCCTTGAACACCGCCCTCCACACCAGCTTCTTTGACACCTTCCATAATATTTTGATTGGGGTCCACATACTTCTTTTTCTGAACATTGTGCTCAAGAACCTCAAAGGCGCTCTGTGGCGTTTCTTGTATGGTTTCTGTTGCTGCGGCAGTGACCGCTTGTCTGGGCAATCCGCCGGCCGCTTCACCACCAATAAGTTTTCCAAAATAGTGGCCAGAAACGCTGCCTAATGCCCCAGTTGCGCCAAAAACAACCGCCATGGATTTCATAGCGGCGTGGTCTGCAACAATCTCCCTGGCCAGCTTGTCCCGTGCCTGATCAGACAACCCCTCACTTTTTAACCCGCTCCACGCTTTTTGGTATTCATCGGTTTGAGATAAAACATCCTGTGGTGCGTTTACCACCATGTCGTATATATCTTTGCCGGATTCAACTGATGCCACGCTGCCTTCACCGATGAACCCCCCCACAACGCCAGCCAAGCCTGCCGACACGCCTTTTTTGATAAGCCCGTATGTAATCCCCGCTCCTGTACCCATGCCAGCTATAGTGCTCGGGGCAGACTGAAGGAGGCTGCCGGCCACCTTCTGCGGGCTTTTCCACGCATCGCCAGCAAATAAACTTTTAAAATTTTCAACCGGGGCATCTTTCCAGGATTTCCCCGCGTCTTCGGTATACCTCAATTGCATGGCTTCTTTCATAGCCGGTGATAGTGCGTCGTAGTCTTCTTGCTCTTTCTTTTTGTAAAAAGATTCTACGCCTTGCCCGACCCTGTCAATAACACCTTCTCCGCTTTCGGTAATCAACCTGGTGGGGTCAATGTTACCAACAACATCGATGCCCCTCCCCACTGTCTGCCCAAAGCGGTTAAGTCCTATCGCAAGGCTTCTTGAATAATCTCCGGCAGTTGTTCCTCCATGCTCGTAATCTTCAAAGAAGCTCTCCGGTAAAGAAACGGCACCACCTGCTGTTTGCGGTGACGAGTCTTCAAAAAAATCGTCTGGTAATGAAATTGGCATTACTGCTGTTCCTTTTTCAGCATTTCGATTAATTCTGCATCGGTTTTGTCAGGATATTTTTGTCTGATTTGTTCAGCCACTTTTGGGTCATATCCAAGGGCTTGCAACTCTGTTTCAAGGGTCGGTATGTCATAGTATTTGTCTATCTGTGCATCAAGTCCGGTTCTTGACTTTGTGCTTTCAGCGCCGTCAAACTGCCTCTGGAACTTTTGGGCATTCTCTTCACCTATCATTTGGTCAAGCGGCATCTGTGTGTTTTTTGGCTGAGATGTCTCCGCTGTACCACCAGATACCCGCAATGGTTGATACTCCCCGTTTCCGATTGGGTAGTACCAGTTACCGTCTTTCCCCTTTCTTGCGCCTATTTGCCGCGCTTCTTCTGCTGTATATGTTTTGTTAAAATCAATTTCTGCCTGGTCTTCCTGACCGCTCGTGCCTTGCCGCTCATTACCCATAGCCTGCGGCTGTCGGCCAAGTGCGATCATGGCTTGCATATCCTGCCTTGCTGAAACGGCTGCCGCATATTTGACCTGATCTTCCGGGCTGAGGCTGTCCTGCTTTCCTTCATGTTCTGCCAAGAACGCCTGGGATTTGCCATACAGACCTTCACCGTTTTCATCCATAACCAGAGCGCCATTAGCATCGAAGCTGAAACCAAGGTTACCTGACCCCTCTTTGAATGGCTCCAAGGTTGTTTTCATCCGTTTGCTGTAAAAATCGAGCTGTGCTTCCAACGCCTTGACGGTATCCTGCTGATTTGCCCGGTTGTGCGACCCCATGGCTGCCTCGGATGTGGCTATCTGCTGCTTCTTATATTCGCGGTCGAGGTTTTCAACCGATGTCCCGGAATCATACAGCGCTTCCCATGATTTGTACTCCGCAAGAAGCTCACCGGTTTTCTCGTCTTTCACCCGGATGTTTAAATTCCCATCCGGCTCCTGAACGGGCACCTGCGGCGTGATAAGAACGGGCGTGCCTCCTTTGGTTTTGCCAGGCAACGGATTTTTCTCCGCCTCAAGATTTTCAAGCCTCTTGGCCTCCATGTGCAAAAGGGCCTGGTTAAAATATTTTTCCTTCCCCGTGGCATTCATTTCGGCTATCACTTCTGTCAACGGCTTTTTTTCTACACTCTGAAGCTTGCCTGTCCTTCTGTCAAAATACTTGACATCAAAACTTCTATCCTCCGGGTTGAACTCACCCAGCTGATACGGTATCGGAAGATCCTTTACCATTTGCCTTAGACCCATAACAACATCATCTTCCCTGCCTTCAAGTAGTGCCTTGTTGACAGCGTCGCTCTGAAGTGAAAAGATTTGATATTTTGGTGTGAGAAAATCCATCCTTCTTTCAAATAATTTTTGCTTGTTTTCTGCCTTGGCCGCTTCTCTCTCCAGGGCAGAGACAAGGGCCTTTTGTCCCGGCACGCCAGCTGTCAATTCAGGCGGTATTTTATCTATAGAGTCAATCCCGTTTTGGGATATCCATGACACAATATCGTTCTCTTTTTGCTGGAATTGTTTAGCGTCTTCGGAGGACATCAGGGATACATCGGCCTGCTTGCTTTGCGCTGCCAGGGTTTGGCCTGCAACCTTGGCCCCTGGAGAAACATCCCCCATGGCAGCAATAGCCTTCTCAGGGTCCTGTGCCTGTGTTGGAACCGGCATCCTGGGGTCAGGTCCTGCGACGTTTTGATTTGGAACCTGTGCAGAGTTTAAATAGGCGTTGGCCACTTGGTCTCTTTGTTCCCGGAAAGTCTTTTGTCGCTGGTATTCATCCTGATTCTGCCTATACAGCTGATTCCTCTGCCCCATGGCCTGGATATTGTTTATCATCCCAGTCATGGCGTTCCAGTCGTTGTGTGTTACTCTCCCCCATCGATCGGGCATGTGTGCCTCCTAAGAAAATAAATAAGACCCAATTCCCAACAGACCCCCGGCGACGGCCCATCCAGCCGGTCCCATGCCAAGCGCTGCCACTGCCGGCGCCGTTTCTGTTGCTGCCGTTGCACCCAAAAAACTACCCATCGCGGCACCAGTTCCGGCTCCACCCATGCCTGACATGACAGCCCCGCCTACAGATGGCCCCGGTTTCTGATTCGCGGGTATGTTAGGCATCATTCTGCCGTATGTTCCTGCGGCTTGATTCATTCCGCCCATTGCCTGCTGTACTGGATTCTGAACGTTGTAAAGCATATCAACCCCCATATCCCATTGCTGTGTTCAGCCTGTTGAAGCTTTCCTGATCCGCCCTTTCTCTGGCAACCGTCTTTGCCCCGCCGATGGCTTTGGACCGGTCCATAGCTAAAGACGTTTGCATACCAGCGAACCTGCCCGAAGCAGGGTTGACGCCCATTCTGGCCGCGTTCCTGTTCATGGCCCCCTGGGAACCCATAAAGGCCTGGGCGGCATCTGCCGCCGCGCGATTTGCCCATGATTCTGCGTCAACACCCTCGTTGGCCTGGCGGTAAAACTCTGACCTGACAGGTGCCCGCTCCTGCATGTTCGTAATGCTGTCCGCCATTCTGTAGTTTTGCTCCCCAAGGGCGGCCCTGCGAGCCTCAACCTCATGTGGCAAAAGCTCTAATGTGGCAGCTCCTTGTGCGTTCTGGACACCCAACGCCTGCGCTCTGGCGCTTGTCTCATGGGGGAGAAGCGCACGCGCGCTGTTTATTTGCATGGCTTGAAGATCGGTCTCGTATGGTATTAGGTTTCGGTTGGCAGCAATCTGCTCCTGTTCCATCGGCTGATAGCTGTCCCGCCAAAACTGGAAATATTCATCAGCCATGCCCTGCTGTGCTTCTGCAATGGTGGCCATTCTTGCGTTGTATGCAGCGTCATAGCTATCCCCGCTGCTGCCGCCGCCCTTGAAATTGACCCGCTTCATAATGCGAGCATACGCCGGTGTGATCATGTCTCACTCCTTGTGCAATAAATGAATACTGCATCATCGCTTTTGTTTTTTGCGGCATTCCAGACGGCCTTTGGAAGGATGCCCAGCTTCTTGCCTCCGCACTTTAGGGCAAAATCAATCGCACTGGTGTTCCATACTGGGACAATGCCCTTGATCAGGTCGAACACGTATCCGTTGTTGTTTTTCATGTTCATCATCAGGTTAAGGGCATATGCGCCGATCTCAACTTTACAACAGCATTGAGAAAACAGGCAAAAATGGTTATATGCGGTCCTGTCTTCGATATTATCCAGCCAAGTGAAACCGATGTATTTTTTATCCGTCACCAATACAAAAAACATAACATCCGGCCGTTTCATATACCTGAGAAAGCTTTCCCGATCCGTGATATGTCCCGCATAGAAAACAATATCATGGGTGCCATCTTCAACCATCTTGTCATACAGTGACATAATGGCAGAGTCAGTGAACGTCATAATGCCGTCCACCTGGATGTACGGGACCAAACTAACTTTTGGCTTTTGGTTTTTCATTTTTCTCTGCCAGTTTTTTTTCGGCTTTGTCCAAAGCCTCTGTCAAAACCATTACACGCTCCCTGAGCATATCAAGTTCATATTCCTTCGCCCCTATGATCCTGAGTAGCCTTGCTCCGTCTATCTGTTGAGATTGCATATACCTATCCTTTCTTTCTGGTTTCAATTGTTTTCATCCGGCCTTCCAGGCTGTTGATCCACTCAAGTATTTCAAACTGTGTGGCTGAGTTTTCCCGGTCGAGTTGACGGACTGCACCTTCGATGAGGGCAACAAATGCGCCAAGGTTCAATCCAACGAAGTTATCCCCAATTCCATCCTTTTCCATTAATTCTGCTTCGATTTCCCAATCCTGCATGAGCTTGCCGTTATCTTTTTTTACTGTTTTAAAAACATCATCATATGTGGTAAAGCGTTTTGGGATTGTCCTGAAATCCATGATGCCGGTGTCAGTGGGTTTGATAGCATGTAGAGTTTGTAGGTCATCGAGTGTATCAAGCTGCGCATTGAGATTGGTTGATACGGCAGCAAATCGACCCCAATTCCACTTTCGAGTTGTTGTGCCTAAATTACAGCCTATATCTACATCTGGTTGGAAAGAATAGTCGTCTCCAACTAAGACAATTTTAACTCCGCCTTTTGCCCATAAAGCTACGTTTGCTATGGCAGATCGTAACTCGATCCCAGTGGTAGAATTCCCGATGATATAGTTTGAAGACGAACCAAAATAAATAAAACCAGCAGATGCAGATGACGGAAAATATATTTTTGAGTTGGTCAAGTCATAGTACCCGCCTCCTGTCGCAGAGATTTTACTCGTTGTTATCGCCCCGCCCATGATTGTTGTGATATTTGCTGCCTGTGTATTCGTCACATAACTGGAGCTGGTAAAAGTAGCCCCGGCGGCTGCATTGTTTTTTACGGTGGAAGCAGCTGTGCCAGCTACCCGTGCTGTATCGTAAGCTGTATCACCTACTACCATGATACTACCAGTTGCTATGATATCAGATACTTGCAACAAACTGGTTTTAATATATCCACCTGAGATAATGGTGGAATCTAACTGAGCTGTGCCGACAAGGTTTTTATAAGCAAGTGCCCCAGCATTACTATAAATATATGCCCCATTTGCTGCATTTGTTTTAACTGTTGATGCGGCTGTGCCGTTAACTCTGGCTGTATCGTATGCTGTATTACTGCCCGTTTTGTCAGCGTCAGCCGGAGGCCCGCCCGTTACATTGCTGTACGAAAGCGTCATGGTGATGTTGTTAAACTCTGCTGTCCCGCCAACGCCGTCAATCTGCCAGCCCGAAACGCCTGTTACAAAATCATCGCTTTTAATAGTGTGACCGACGAGGATCTGGTTTGCGGCCATATGCTCAGCCACAATACTTCCAGCCTGAATATGCCTGGCAAGAATGGTATCGTCCACGACCAGGTTACCGTCTATGGCTGCGGTGGGGACCCCGTCCACATCCCCGGTCATGAGAATGCCGGCCCGTTTCCAGTATGTGGCATTGGGCGGCTGGTTCCCGGAATGGTCAGCTATGGATATACTTTCCCAGACCCGGCCATCAGCGGTCCGGCATCTTTCATACAGCGAATACACAGTGACATCTGAATACAGCTCCGGCGTACCGCCTTTGAGCAGGTTGATAACCCCGTCAATGGTTTCAGAAACAGACTCATTACCAGCGACAGTCACACCGCCCATAACCAGGGTCGGATGCCACTCTGAATATACATCCCCGTAACTCACGGATCGTATCCAGTATGTCATGTCTGCGGTGACGTCGAACCCCGCATTGATGTATTTTCCTTCTCCACCTCTCAAGTCAGGCGTTACGGTTACAATCGCTATCAGAGAAGCGTCAATGATATTCTGGCTGTTCACTGCAACCCACACCTCTATGTGGGAAACATTTGTGTCCGTCGGGTTTGTCCAGGTCAGTGTGTGTGAAAAAAGGCCCTTCTGGATCAATAGTCCAGTGGGCGGGTCAGGCATGTCTCCGGACGGTATGCTCTCGAACGGAAGGTGTGGGCTTTGCGGCGTACCATGCAAAAAGGCATTGATATCAATACCCATGTTTGCCAGCTCGCCGACCCGGAGCGCCCTGTTTGCCGCCAAATTCCGGCCATGGCCGAGCAGGAACTCCACGCTTGCTTTCACATCCTGAAGAAATGCGGCCTGATCTGAGGTAAATGAGGTCGGTATGTTGGAAATTACAGGATCAGCCATTGAGTCCCCCCACCACCGCATGGATGGACCGGGCAATAATCACCCGGTTGACAGTCGCCTTTCCGACAAGTTTAATCTGGAACACCTTGCCCCTTTTGGGCGGTATCCGGAAAAACCCGTCTGCTGTTATGGTGGTTGACAGGACCTGAACCCCATCTACATAAAGTGTCAGGGTGGTGTTGCCGGCAGTAAAATCCCCCTGAACCAACCCGCCGGTGTAAACCTTTTGAGACGGGAACGAGAACTCTTTGGATTCCCAGGTGTAATCAACCGCTGTTCCGGTACCGATAGACAGTATCCGTCTGGCCCCCGTAGCTTCGCAAAGAATATACAGCTTGTCATCTTCCGGTGAATAATGGCCGGCATACACATTATTATCAAAAGACAATTCCTGGTAATTCCCGGTGGTCAGGTTCAGCCGAAACCCGCCGGTTGTGCCGGAAAAAAACCCGTAATAAGACTGGTCATAATAAAATCCGATCAGGTTCGCAGGGGTTTTGGACTGCCATTGTGCCCTGGTCAGCAATTTATCCGTGATCAGAACCCCGGTGCCCGCCTCATCGATCCGGAAAAGACCGTCGTTTGACGCGTAAACTATCGCCCCGGGGATATTGACAATAGACCTGGCAGAGACACACGGCTGCTGATACCCCAACCTGCGCAAAGACAACGTTGCCGGGTCCTGGCCATAAAGAAGGTATGGAACCGTTTCCGTAAGAACTGCAACAAGGCTGCCCGTGTACCCGATACCAACAATATCAGATTCGGTCACAAGGGAGTAAATACTCGGATACGCATAGGGGATGAAAACTTCCGACGGGTATATGGTGTTTCCTTTAAATCCGAAAACCAGGCCGTGGGATGTTGCGGTGAGACCAGACAATCCAGCGTCAGGGGATGTCCAGTTGGTCGAGGGGATAACCTCTGCCAGGTCCCCGCTTGCGACGGTGTCATCAAACGTGGTGGTGGTGACGGCCATCTCATTTACATACTGGTACTCGGCCCCGAAATTGCCCGAATTAAGCCGGTATATCCGAAAATGGGTGGTATATACTCCGGCAACAGCAGAATCAGTAAACCCGGTCAGACTTGGTGTAATCCCGTCATAAATATCTGTTACCGCTGTCGGGGGAGAGGGGGCGGATTCCACTTCTGACCCGTCAGCCCATTTTCCGACAAGCGTATAAACCCACGACGCGGAATAATTCACATCAGATCCGGCAGACCCCACGAGCGTAATGGTGAGTGCATTTGAGGGAGCCGGAATTCCCAATCGGCGCGTTGCGGTCGGGTAGGGCGCAAGTGTCAGGGCCAGCGTTTCATTTGTTTCTTTGGGATAGCCATCGCCGGTGAACATTACCCGGTTGCCGGAATCAGCAACCAGCGCGCGGACGACATTGACAACACTGTCCCAGGTCAAGAATTCATTGCCAAGCTTATGGATAGATACCGTGGTCGCGGCCTTGTCCTCGATGGTGGTCACGCCTTTTACGGGCACAAGTGCGCCTGAGTCCAGGTCACAGTTCACCGCCTCGGCCGCTGCCCCGTCAGGCAAAAGCCTAGGGGATAGCATAGGGATGGCCCCTTTGAATACAGGGATATCAATCACAGCCAGGGCCTCATGATGATCCGGCGGGCTGCGGTGTCATTTTTCAGCCCGGCTTTCCTTTTGGCCTCCACGGCCTGCCCGTAAAAATCGGCCCGGGCTTTTTGCGAAAGCTTCAGGTTTGTCCATGGTTTATCCGGGAGCATGCAAAGCGTGTGGATAGCACCAGCTTCCACGCCATCGAACCAGTCATTATATAAAATATCAGGGAGAAGAGTGGCTGCCCTGGTGGGTTTTAGGGCAGATGTAACGTCAAAGTCTGTATCTGCGGCCAGGGCATCATCAAATGTCACGGTTGCGCCGGAAATAGCGTATTCTTCATACAATTTTTCATTGATTTCCATCTTCGGTATGCCGGTGATGGCGGCCCCATCGGCGACCGTAATAGTCATTGTGGTCGCGCCTTCTAAGACGGATATCGTTTCATCTACCCGCCAGATCCATGTTTCGGTGCAGAATTTAATAGCAGACCGGAGGACATGCTGTTTTATCAGCACGGACGGGCAATCTGGCAGATGAGCACGAATGGCATTCACAAATCTATCCATCAGGTTGTCTCCTGGACCTGGTAAAGCATGGCCTCATTTTTTTGTTCGATTCCCAGAATATTAAAAAAGTTGTTCAGATGAGAATTGGCCGCTGCCATGTCAAACCCTTCGCTTTCCATGGATAGACACCGGTACAAGGTCCATTCCAGTAACGGAGTCAGGTATGTATCAGAAATGGATATGCTTATAGCGTCGGTGGCTATGTCTGTCGGGATGGATGAATATACGATATCAACATTAAAGGCAGTGGCCGGCTTGGGATACACGTAAAACTGTTTTGGGGTTTCCAGGTCGAACATGAAAAACTCAACAGCCGACCCCTCTTCCGTGGTCCATCCCGGCACTGAATCAGAAAGGGCAGCTCGGTCGATTTTTCGGATTGGGGCACCACCGGTGTTCATCGGCAGGTCCAGCAGCCTGGCTCCATCTGGCGGCAATGTCTGTCTGACGGATAGCGCAAGAGTGAACGTATCGGCCTTGGCAGTAGCGTCAGGCCTCAGCAAGGCGATCAGCTTTTGAGCCTCACTGGCATACTTGCAGATGATGGCTGCTGTCCAAATACTTCCGCCGGTGTCATGAAGCTGCTGGCCGATGGTCTCAACGATGCTGGTTGCTGTGATGGCCATGGGTTACAAGTCCTCTTTTGCTGCCTCGATTGCCAGGGCCATCTTCAGTTTGGTGTCGTCTTCCAGGTCAATATCGAACTGATCTTTGGCATATTCAACCAGGTCAATCTTTGATACCCTGCTGACATCCCTGCCAAACCACTCTTTCACCAGCGCGGCAGCCCTTTCTTTTTCCTGTTCAGCCTCTTCTGAAACGGCAGGCTGGGGTTCCGGTACGCTGATGGCAGACACGGGCTGCTTCTTTTCGAAATCATACGGTACCATGTCTTTTCTGGCGGCCAGCCGGTCGGTCCGCACAAACACTACGCCTGTTTTTTGATTCATTAGAAACTCGGTCATGTCATTGTCCTTTCATAAAAGGGGGCACAATGCCCCCTGGAAAAAATATACTAGGGTTCGATGTAAAAAATTTCGACGGTCATTTCACCCGTAGTGATGGCGGTGAAATCTACCCCACCCGTCACGGTTACACGCGGGGTTTTGGCAGATGAAAAGCCGGTCATTGCATCAGCTGCAAGTGCCAGGGACCCCACGGTTCCGGCGGCCAAGCAGCTTTGTGCGGTGTTGGCCGAGTATTTGTCCACATCTCCGTCAATCCCAACCTGCATGACAGCGGTGGTGTCGCCGACGAAGCCAGTATCCACGACAGCTCTCCATCCAAGCGGGATGGCGCTGGCAGGTAGCGCTGTGTCAAAATCAATATAGCCTGCGGTGGCTCCACCGTCGGTAAAGTCCGCAATCTTCAAGGCCTGTGATATCAGGCTTTTAACCATTCTGAATTTCATGGGTCTATTCCTTTTTTTTAAAACTCCCCGGGCCGAAACCCGGGGAGTGGGTAAGACTTGATTACCGGACTATCCGGCCGTGCAGTACAGCATCCCCATGGATTCGGGCTTGATCACCTCGTACCCATACACCTGTAATCCACGCATCAGCTTTCCGAAATCATCCGGGTTTGGGATCATTTCGTTTTCCACCAGCTGGCTTGCAAAGGTGATGGCCGACTTGTGGCCAAAGATTGCCTTGTAGCAGTTGGTGGCGGTTTCAAGAACCGGGGTGATGTTGTTGGAGCTGTAAAGCTCAAAATGATCGATCTTTCCGATCCGGCCATTCCGTTTGGTGGAAACACCGTCACCGGAATAGGAGGCTTCTGCCAGTTCGGAAATCTTGATCCGGGTGCATGCCCATGCCGGCAGGACAAACCATCTGTTGGTCTGCGGGATGTTCTGTTCGTCCAGAACCTGGCCGCATTCGACAATCTTGTCCACTATGGTGGCCTTGGTCAGGGAAACAGCGTCTGATCCGTCGGTCCCTGCCACGCCCAGGCCAACACCGGAGGAAATTTTCCCTGCGGTGGTGCCGGTGTTATAGGCACTGACATCGGCTGGAACGTCACCCAGGACATTGGTATCAACAGCGATCTTCATGCCCTCGGAAGCATCCTCGGCCCACTTGTCCACATAGTTGATGTCCGCCTGTTTCTTCTCCACGTCGTTGATGGCAACGGCATAGTAGTTACCTTTGTCGATCAGCAACTCAACGTTGGCTGACTGGGGACGTTCGTAGTTGAGGGACTGGCCGATTTTGTATTCGCGGATGGTGATGTCCGGAACGGTCCGGATGATCACTTTATCGCCCGCTGAGGTAATCTCTCCCTCGTAATCGGTGTTTGCAATAGCTGCAAACACGGTGGCCTGGTAAAACTTGACAATCAAGTTACCAGACCAGATTTCCGGAATATAGGTCCCGGACAGACCTGCTGTGGCATAGCTGCCCAGACTTGAGTCAATGGTGTACATGGCGTACTCCTATTAACCGACGACCCTCCCCTGTGCTGGTGCTGCAAAAATGTCCGCTTCGATTGCTTTCGCCTGGTCTTCTCTGCCGGCGTACTTACCAGCGGCCTTGTCCGCATAGAACTGTTTTATGTCCTTGCGGGTCCACTGTTTTCCGCTCGGCTCCCCGGGTGTTTCCGGGGGCGGTGACGGGGGCGGCTGCATGTTGGGCGGTTGTTTTTGCTTTTCATCGGGCAAGGCGTCGATGTATTCTTTAAAGATCGCCCTGCACTGAACCACGTCATACCGTCTCTCTGCATCATTCAACAGAGCAATGCGCTGGTACTGACTGCCTGGTGGCACCTGGTGAAGCCACGACAGAAAGGCCGGGTCCGTATTCAGCGCATCAAAATTACCGCCCAGGCCGGACACTTCGGCCCGCACTTTGTCGATAAATTTGTCATACGCATCCTTGACACTGGCCTGCTGCACAGACTCCACATTGCCGTTCAGCTTTCTGAGTTCCGCCTCCAGCTGTTCGTTTCTTTGAACAACGGCCTGAAGGGTTTCACCCAGTTTTCTAAACTCCGGGCCGTATTCGTCCAGGGCATCGTAATCCAGGTTGACAGGTTCCTGCGGGGGATCTTTGGGTTTTTCGGTTTCGGCTTTTTTCAAAGCCTCGTTTTCTTGACGTAGGGTGAGCATTTGCTCTTGCAGGTTCCTGACTTCGCTCTGGAGGCGCGGGACTTCGGCATCATATTTCCCTTTCAGGGTCTGATACCGGTCCTTGTAGTCGGGAGTGTCTGACCGTTTCTGATCCGTCTCCTTCGGCGCGACGGGGGCCGCCTGGTCGGCAGGTGTCCCTTCGGGTTTCGGGGCTGGCTCATTCAATTGTTTCTGGATTGCCTCGGCTTTTTCCTTCGCGGCAACCACACTTGCTGGCAAATTCATCTTTTTCCTTTCGCGGTCCCTTTCGGGGTGTCGCTATGGTTTAGGGTCCGGCTTGATTGCCGGGTGTCCTGTATGCTATTTTCCGCTATTTTAGCGGATAATCAATCCAATCGCTGCCAAATAGGGCTATCTGGCATTTTTCAGGATTTTCACGGCAATTTCCTGGGAATCCAGTACTTTTTGGAGCGCCTGGCACTGGCCCTGTGACCACTTGAGTTGATCACCAGTGAGCATGTCGTTTTGTTTTCGAAGCTTCCAAAGTTGCTCAATCAACCACTCCTGGAAAGCCGTGAAATCAGGGTTGTTTTTCAACCGATTAAGTGACCGGACAGTGCCCTGGTCGGCGGGGGTCAGATCAATGCTCATGGATCCTCGCGGTGGTGCGGATAAAATATTGAGGGAGCAGCTCGACCAGTGTCCCCTGATACCGGAAAGGAGAAGACACAAACCCGGCAATCTCCCCGTTTTTGTAAATGTACATACCTGTCTGGTACAAAGGCTCGTCCGGCGGGTATTCCCTGTGTTCAACCTTGATGTTGTGCTTTCTCATCAGCCGTTCAATCCGGGGGCCGTCCATCCCGGGCCTGACCTTTGCGCCGCACCTTTTCATGATCAGGTCAAAACAGTGGCCCATGAACTTTCTGGCATCCTTGACACTCGCAAACCGGTAGGTCTTGGCATCATGTTTCAGGACATGATCAAAATTATCCCGGTCCCGGCGGTTGAGATCCCCCAGGGTGGTGTCACTGCTGTAAGCGGTTTCGCGTTCTTGCATCACTCATTCTCCTTGTCACAAAAGTCAGGCCCGGGTGTTTTATTTTAATCTTCATACCGTCTGAAAATCCTTCCCTGACGGTTTATTGCCTGCCCCGTCAGTCTCCTGCCCGGTTTCCGCCTCGATCTGCTGCTGGGCCATAGCATCCTGCTGCATCCGCATTTCCAGCTGTTCTTTGGTTGGCACGATGTCATCAGACTTGAAGTCGGCTCCCTTGAAAATCTCCCTGAGCATCTGGGCCAAACCGGTCAGCTGGACCACTTCCAGGGCGGCCGGACGGCTCAGGACAACATTAAGCAGCTCGTTTCTCCGAACCTGGGCCTGTTCTTTCTGGACCAAAGCGCTCGATCCCTTGGCAATCAGCTTGATGTCACCGGTGAAATAATCGGGGTCCTTGAAATACAGGAGTTGAAACTCATGGGTTTTGATGATGGACGGAGCGATGATCCCTTTATCCACGTTGCGGACCACCTGCTTGATGCCCCGGGCCGCGTTGTTCATCATCATCGTGAAACCGGTCGCCGTTCCCAGCGCCCCGCCCTTGGCTTCTCCGCCGTATGAGTACTTAGGCACCCCTGTCTTATTGTCGGCCTCCTCGCTGAAAAACTTATAGACTTCCATCAATGGACCGGCTACCGACGGCGGCATAAAGAACTGAATGGGCGCCCTTGTGCCGTTGCCTATAGCGGCCTGGCCATTTATTTGCCAAATTTTCATAGGATACATATCTGTCAGACTTTCGCCTGCCGGCAGCTGGGATATGTCATACATCACCTGCGGTCCGGATGAGATGGCCATATTGTTGATCATGGAGCGTGCCGCGGCGTTCACCGCATCCTGGCAATCAGAAATCACTTCCGGCACCCCTGACCCCCACAAAGACCCGTTGCGTTTCCGGAAAGAGGCGAAATGATACGGCACTTTACCCAGGGGATCGCCGTTTATCTCGGCTTTGATCACATACCTTCCAATCAGCCATATTTCCACAGAATAATCAGCGAACGGGTCCTCTATCTGCTCCGGGGTCATACCGTATTCCAAAAGCATCAGACCCTGGACCGATCCCCAGAACTGCAAAGCGTCGATCCTTGCGTCCGGGCTTCGCCATTCATTCGGCCTGTTCTCCAGCTCCTGGCGGGTCAGGTCGTTTGCGACACTTAGCCAGCTGCTTTGCCCGGCCTGGCCGTACTCGGTCAGCACCATTCTGATCGCATCATCATCGTACCCCTCGACACCGATCAGGCTTGTCAGATATTTCCGGGTCAGCCTGTGCCGTTCAATGATCCCATCCTCTGGGGTCTGGGCGCTGGGCAGCGGATAAATGTCCAGTGGAGATACCCGGTTGAAATCGATCATGGCCTCGGTCCTTACCTCGACCGGAGACTGTTCCTGTTCCTGAAACTGCTCCTGTCCAGGCATTACCTGTTCTTGCCGCTGATCTTTCCAGCGCATCACTTTCTTTTTCCGGATAACAGGGCCTTTGACAACCCCTGAAGGGAACGTAACAATGTCATCGATGGCATCCATGACAGCTTCCTGCCAATTTGACTCCACCAGGACATCATCAAGCTTTCTTTCAATCCGGTCCCGGGCCTCCTTGGCGGCCTCTTCCATTTCATCCCGGATCTGGCCGGCTAATTCCTCGGCCCGGGCCTGCATCTGCTGGAGCATCCATTCTTTTGCCTGGTTTTCGTTCTGTATGTTCCCGGCCTGGATCTCCATCACCAGCTGCTGTTTCATGGTCTGCTGGGCTTCCATCATCACAGCAACCTTAACCTCCTGCATCTGGCCTGGCTCCAGGTCCGGCACCGGGGTCGGCTTGACTCCCCACGGCTTGTCACCAGGTGGGAAAAGTATGTCATTCATCCAGGCTGCCACGGCATTACACTTTTCGTCCGTCAGCATCATGAAGACCTCGGAACCGCCATACTGTTTGATCTGCTGTGACTTGGTTGGTGAATACTCCCCCGCCCTGGCCCTGAGCGCGTCGATCATTTTCCGTTCAACCTTGCGCTCTTTTGCCTCCTTGGCCGACTGCCAGCAGTCCATCACATAATGTGACAGGCTCAGTATTTCCGGTCGGTTCTGCCGATCCTGGGCTTCTTTGGCCGCCATGGCCTCCTGCTGTTCCAGCTCTGAATTGCTTTGGTATTCGATCATTGCCATGTCTATGTCCACCCGTCTGCTGATTGTTTTTGCACTGTGACAGCCGCGCCCTGGCCCTGCCGGAACTGATGTCCCATTGCCAGGGTTTGGAATGCGTCTGCGCCGTTTGAATTTTCGTCATGTAGGGGGGTTGTGCGGTATGATTGAAGGTGCTCGTTCCATTCTTTTCTGTACCCTTCCAGCCGCTCAATACCCTGAGAGCACTTTGTTTCGTCAAACCAGCACACGGAGAAAATGCGCCTGGCTGCGTTGATTGAATCGATTTTTACCTTGACCCGGGGTATCCGGATGAAGTTCAGACCTATTTCTCTGGCTGACTGCCAACGGGATTTGCCGCCGGCACCTAATTCCCTGACGCCGATGTCATGGGGAGCATAATGGGCAGTGTAGTGATACCCGCGCTTCTGGAGAATGTCCGCGTAAAATTCAAACCCTTCGCCGTTGTTTTCGTAATAGTCAATAACATGAATCTCACGGCCCACATCCTGGGTGAACCAGATAGCCATCGTGTCATCCATCCCCAGGTCCCACCAGGTTTTAACCCCGATGCCAACTTGGTAAGGCACAGAACATATTCTTTTTTCCTCCCTGGCCTTGGACAGTTGTGTGGCAAAATAGGCCCCTTTGATCGCCTGCTCGAATGCTTCCTCTGGGGTTGAGGGGTTCTCCCGCTTCATGTCCTCGCCCAGGATGTTCCACTTTGAAACGTACCACCACCGCTTGCGGTTACTCAGCTCCCGGCCGATCTTGGCCTCGATCTCCCGGAAATAGTCCAGCATCGCCTGGCTGATCGGGACGGCTTCATCGGCTTCATTGTCTGTATTGTCCCACCAGGGGAAAAAATGGAATTTGGGCTCTGTCCTTGTGGGTTTTCTGCCCTGCTTATCCCGGTTCTGGGCATCCTGGCAGAAATCGTAAAAGTATCCGCCCTTACCTTCAGCGGTTGATTCGATAAACCACAGGGATTCACCTGTCTGTGTATGGATTGCTTCCAGAGATCCGGTTACAATCTCCCGGGCCTTTTCCGGATACTTGGCACACAATTTCCCAAACTCTGAAACATGCAACAGGTTCATTGTCCCGGACCGCATGGACGTACCGACAGAGATAATGGAGTTGTTTTCAAACTCAATTTCTGTCTTTGATTTGGATTTTGTCTGTCTAAAATCTTTGACCAGGTCCGGAAGGTTTTCGTAGGGGTACAGAATCTTGCGGCGGAATATTTTGGAAACGTCCTCGCGGTTATGGGCGATAATACCCGCCTCGGTGTCATCGACGAACAGGGCAGCATCTAAGATGAAAATGTCAATGAAGGTGGTAAAACCCCTTTGCCGGCATTTCAAAATCAGGTTTTGGTACCACATTTCGTCATACAGCCGGGTCTGCTCGGCATTCGGCTCGAACAGCACCCGCTTGCCGTACCGATCAATGATGTAGTAAAAATTATTGATCCGCCACCAACGGTCCACCACCTTTGCAAACATCTCGTCGTAGGACATTTTTTCAAGAATATGGGCTTGTTGTTTTACTATCGGCGCATCATCCTCCCACGGATCATATTTCAAAGCAGCGGTCATTCTCTGGGCTCCGGCAAACCACGGCCATTGGCCTGGCTGATTGTCTGGAAAAGGTCACGCATGAACTCTTGACGGGCTTCCTGGTCTACCTGGCCGCGCTGGGCGTTGTCTTTTTCGTACAGTCCAAGGTATTTATCTAAAGCATCCAGGGCCTTGTTTTTGTCATGGTTTTTGAACTTCAGGATCTGGGCGGGTTGGCCGTCTTCACCGACGGTTGATTTAATATCTACCCCGGACAGTGCAGCCGCCACGTCGGGTGATATTTCCGTGATCGGCTTCATTGTCCCGTCAGGGTTGAACATGTCCAGGGCGTTGAAAAATGCCAGCTTTGCCCGCTCTCTCAGCACCCGGCCGATTGTGATGTCGAGGTTGTTGGTCTTTTTTATCTTAAGTCTCTGAATTTCTGCTTGAATGTGAGGTTTTGTGAGCAGCTCTTGGCTAAATCTTCCAGCTGATTTATGGCTATACCCGGCCCGCCTGGCAGCAGCTGAAGCGTTGAGGTCAACCAGATATTCCCTGGCGAACAAAGCTTGCTTATCGGTCAGCCGTACCTTTTTTGTCATTTCAGCAACCCGTTGATTTCATTATTGATTCTGAAGATGGGGTCTCATTTCTCTCAGGACTCAGTATTAACGAAGTGTTAGCCTCATCATCATCCTCACATTGCGCCGCCCGCCTCAGACAATCCGTGTCCGTGTCCACACTCTCCGTCGTTGACCAGCTGTACCCGCACACCCGGCAGACTCTTGTCCGCAGGATTGTGGAATCCAGAAAACTGACTGTTCTCTCGACTGTGTGTTTCTCTGATCTGCATAGACGGCATTTCATGTGCTTGATTTTACCGGCCCCGTAGGCGCAGGGGCAAATCATTGATCCGTGGAGTTGGGGTTTTCACGGAAAAAGAATTTTTTTTGATTTTTTTTCTTGACATGCACTTTTTGAGTGCGTATTATGCACCATAAGAGTTGACAACAGCCGGGCACCCGGCACAAACAAGGAGAATGACATGAAAACAAGAACCGAACAACTTGCAGACGCAATCGAAAAAATCTACCAGGCAAACAAAGCAGACATTGACACCCTCCCCAACCACGGACCCAATGGCGGCAGAAACGCAGCTACCATCTCCGGATGGACCAATTATGGCAATGGCACAATCACACGGGCAGCAAACATGACCAACATGCCGGTAATGAGCTACTGGTCCGGGTCAGCTCCCACACCCAGCTCGGCACTGCCGGAAATGTGCTACAAGGAAATTACAAAAGCCTACAATAAAATTTTTGTATAATTAACCCGCCCCGGTTCGCCGGGGCAATAAAGGAGATTGATATGAAAAACCTCGCAGAATTTGAAAAAGCCCTGGGCGAATCCATTATCAATGAATACCAAAAAAATCAATAAACCAAAAGGAGGGCACTATGAAAAAAATCATCAACGGTAAACGCTACGACACCGACAAAGCAACCCTCATCGGGAGCCGCACAGAATCCAACCCCACAGATTTTCGGTGGATTGATGAATCTCTATATGTTACCCCCAGGTCCCGCCAGTATTTTCTTGCTGGTGAAGGCGGGGCCATGACCCAATACTCCGTCCCTGTTGACAACAATGCCAGGGGCGGTGGATCTAAAATTATCCCGCTGACACAGGCCCAGGCCCTTGAATGGGCTGAAACCTACCTTGACGCTGATGATGTTGAGGAACATTTTTCAGACCTGATTGAAGACGCATGACACTTGGAAGCCGTCCGGGTCCGGTTACCTGGACGGCCGAAGGAATAACCCAAAGCCCCGGTATCACGCCGGGGCTTTTTTTATGTATTCCCGCCTTTCCTCGGCCCTTAACCCGCAATCCGCACAGCGCAGATCCGTCACACACACATTACTGGATGGGTGATCCGTCCTGATCCTCCGCATGGGTCCGCCGCACTTCTCACACCGTTTCCACGGCCGTGTCTGAGCAAAATCACAATACCCGTGCGGTACACAATGATCAGGCCGGTGACAAAGTGGGGTCTGGAGTTTGGCGCATTCTCCGCAGGATTTTTTCACCGGTTATCCCCTTCTTTTTTCCCGAACAGTTTTCCCCGATCATCCATTTCCGGATGGTCCCGCAACGTCTGGAGCATACAGGCTATGGAAAACCTGGCTCCGGCCAGGTGGTGTTTTTTGATTCCCAGCTTTTCAGCGTCCGGATCATAATCCTGCATGTGATAGAAAAACTGCTCCAGGTGCCGTACAGCCGCATCATACATTTCAGAAATTGGAAAACCCTTCCGCCAGCTTTCCCGGTAATATTTTATCAGCCCTTCCTGGTATGCCGGTTCGTCATACTCTATGCAGATATCGAATGGGATCAGGGATGGTTTGGGCTTGTTTTCCAGGGCCGTGTTTTTCGGTGCTCGGTTCAGGTATTCTTCCATCCCCACCATCGGCGAATCCGGGTCATGAATCGGTGTGAACTGATCATTGCCGGCATCACATTTTAAGCACGGGCCGATATCTTTGTCCCTGTCATGCCGGCATAGGTCACACGGGGGTTGCGGTACCCGGTCCGGCTCCACCTGCTGCCTCTCCCAATATTCCAAACAAGTGTCACACCGACATGTGCGAGCATGGCCGGTTCCGGGGTTGACACTTTCAATCTTCAGCCGCCAGTGCGTTCTTTCATCACCAGACAGGCATTCGATTTGTTCTGCCTCTTTGAGTGTACAGATTCCATCTACCCGTAGGCCGCAGTTTTTGCAATGCCGCCTTGCTTCATACGTTGCTTGAGTTTCAGTCATGCCACCTTCTCCTTTCCTATCGCATTATAGGTATTGATCGCCTTTTCCAGACTCAATGTTTCGCACACTGCCAGCCCGGATACCATCACGACAAAAATCATCGTACCCAAAGCGGGGTTGCATTTCATCCAAAGGCGCTTGCCATTTTTCCCACTTGCCAAGACTTGAGGCATGTCACAATTTAAGACTGATCTTTGCAA